ATGAGTAAGATGTATAAAAAATTTATAGCTACTATAATGACAACGATGATTATGACAACAACTTTTTCTTCATCAATATTTGCATTTAATGAAAAAGCACAAATCAATACCATAAATGAAGATAGTTTAGAACTTGAATTATCTCCTGAAGAAGTTAGGGAACTTCATAATAATTTCCCAGAAGATGTCCATTTCTCTGATGAAGAAATTGACAAAAGATTAATTGAAGCCGGGGAGTTTACACAAGAAGAATTAGATAAAATAAATGCGGAATATGACTCACAAGTTAATTCTTCTAGAAGCGCAAGAGCAATAAAATATATTAATGGATATAATAAGTACAGAACATTTAAAGAAAATGGTAAAGACAATTTATACGTATATATTAATGGTAAAACATTGAAGAAAATACAAAATGGTGCAACCCTAACTGCGGCATTAGGAGGTTTTCTTCCTGCAGGTCAAATATTAAAAGTATCTGTAGTTGCAATAAGTACTGTTCTTGGGATTAAACTTTCAGGAATTAACACTAGCTATGGTATAGTACTTAAATTTGTAAAAGATAAATGGGTACATCAAGGTGCCACATACATTTATAGATATAATGGATGGTTTTATCAAACTTAAAATCGGGGGTTAAAAAATGCTTAAAAGAGTCTTTCTAAAAACTGTACCAACTTTAATTCTTGTCGCTATAACTTCATTAGCTTTCATCTATTATAAAGTAAGCACATATACACCTATAATTTTTTGCTTACAGATAATCGCTTATATTCTTTTATTTTTATATTATTATAAAAAAGAGAATCAAGGGTAGCTATTAAGCTACCCTTTGCTATTTACATATATTTACTATTTTCCAACCACTCAACTACTTTTCTATATGTCTCTTTAAAATCATTACCTACAAACTTAATTACATTCTGTGGGAACTTCTCTATTTATTAATTAAACACTACTTTTTTATAACTAGTTTGTATGAAGTTGACAAATAAGCATATATATCCTAAAATAGTTGACTCTAAACTTTTACTTTAAAGTACTACATATATTTTCGTTCTTTTAACCACTTAACAACTACGTTGTATGTATCTTTAAAGTTTTCACCCACAAACTTAGTTACATTGTCTGGGAACTTCTCTAATCCTTTACTTGCTCCACCACCTATAGCGTAAGCATTTCTGCACATGTAACTCTTGTAGTCTGCTATATCCACGATTGTGGAATTAGGGAGATATTCTTTCATTATAATAGCAACTGCTTTGTCTCTATCTCCACTATAGATTATTGCATTTTCATATGTCTGTGAAACTGGTGGAGTTACAACACTTTCATCTATCTTAACATCAAATAACCCTTCTACAATTGCTTTGGCCATAGACTTTGCATCATACAATTTTATGTCGTCCAGATCATCAAGGAAGCAACATTCAGCTAGTAACATCTTTTTTTTAGTTTTTCTTATAACTGCTTTACCGCTTCCATCTTTTAGACCTCTATTTTTAAATCCTAATTTTTCTATGCTCTTGCATATTCTATCCGCCTCTGGGTTACTAGTATTAGGATTATAAACAAGCACTTCCACGCCTGTTGTACGTCCGTTACCTCTTCCATCTTTTGCACCACTATTAAAATGTATACTTAAATTTATATCTGCATTTACTTCATTATGTTTGGCTACTAATTTATTTAATATATCATTTTGGCTTGTACCATTGTCTACAGTACAATCATATATTTTATTTACAAATGGCTTTGTATATTCCTTTATATATTTAACTACTAATCTATCTTGTGTACTTTCCTTAGTAATTATAGTATTAGATCCGTTATATACAACACCTACTGCACCAGAACCAGGCTTACCATCTAATCCATGTCCCCCATGAATTGCTAAACTATTATATTTGATCATATGTTATTCCTCCTTATTGTTTAAACTGCTTGTATGTTTGATTTGCTCCTATAGCTACACCCCAACACAATATACCTTGCATTACTGATGTGACATTGAATCCAACCAAACAAACACTAAATACAATACCTATAGCTAACAAGATAATAGGTATATATCTATCATCTAAATTAGGTATACTCTTACATGCAAATCCTAGCACGTTTAAAGTCGCTACTAATATAATTAACTGTTCTGGTATAAAACTCATAATATCCATAAAATCACCCCTTCTATTTAAATAACCGCTTTGTACTGCATATATAAAAAATCCTAAAAAAGTAGTAAGCATGATACCAATAAACCACTTGATAACACCTGTAAGATCTTTTATATCGCTTGTCAATCTCTTTATATCACTACATAAAGACTCAATTTGAATAGCAAAAGCGGCTTGTTGTTGTTCTAATTTATCAATCTTTTCAGAATGACTATTTATTCTTATCTCATGCGTATCAAGTCTATGGTCAATTAAATCTTCGTTCATATATCAATCTCCAATCATATGTTTTCAAAAAATTATATAAGGGATAGAATTATCTACCCCAAAATTTACAATAAAAAAGCACCTACAATTGTAGATGCTTATGCGAAAAAATAAATGAGGGAGGAGGTACACTTAAAAGCGGTCCTTAACCTAATATTATTCTTAGCATTTATTATAATTTTATACTTAACTTTATTTTTTTCAATAAAAAAAGAACTCTACTTAGTATAGTCCTCGCTCGTTATTTCCTTATATTCTGTTTCTGATATCTTGTTTAAATCTACTGCTAGTTTGACTTGTGATATCGTCCATAACTTATTGTTATAGAAGTAATTTATATTAAAATACCAATTCATTAGTTAGTACCTCCTTGCATTTGCATTATCATAAATGTTAAATCTGCTACTTGTTGTTCTAATGTTTTTATTTTTTCATCATATAAACTTTCTTCTGTTTTAATCTTTTCTGTATATTCATATATAGCTGAATTTGTTTTTTCATCATATAAAAGTCTATAATCATGTGTTTTAGATTTTTCAACATCTAAGATTGGAAATTTATCTTTATCTATTAATACACCACTTTTAATATCTCCACCATACGTAAATGGGAAAAAATTAACCCCTCTAACTTCAAAAACTCCATTTTCTCTTTGTATAAAATCTTTTATTAATATTTGTTTATCACTTGTCATTTAATACACTCCTTTTTATATAGTATCGTATATAGTTTTAACTACAATGTTTTCAGTTACTTTAAAATTATCTTGCAAGAAAAATACATAACCATTATTCGTTACACATGATATTAGATTTTCCCCTAACATTACAGTATTCCCATTAGTTGATCGCGGAAATGTCATTAGTTTTGATCCGAATTTATTATGTCGTGTAATTTCATTATTTGCACAAACAAAATGATCTAGTAGACTATTTGTTACTACTGCATAAAGATTAGCTCCAAAACTGTAACCCCATATTTGTGTTAGATTCGAGTCAAGATAAGACATTGATCCCGATACTGATCTTGTTACGCTACCATCATCATGAAAAATAACTTGATTACTTGTACTTGTAACAGCTGTTTTAATTAAATTTAATTGTTTATCATATATTGACATTGCATTGCCAGTAGCTACAGCTATCATATTTTGTTTTGCATTATAATCCATAGCATATATTCCATTTGTAACTACTATGCTTTTCATTTCTTCGCCTGTATTACCATCTAGCTTTATAAGTCTTTCTCCGTCTGCATGTGAAAAATATCCTATATATACATTAAATTCATCATCTGTAGTAAATGCTTGAATAATTGAAACTGGAAATTCTTTGACCCAAATTAAATCGCCATTTAAAGTGAATTTATATACTAAGGTTTTAGTTTCTGATGAACCATCACCAGTAGTTATAAAATGTCCGTTACCATCAAATACAACACGTTCAACCCAACCATTAAATTGGTATTGCCATAATACTGTACCGTTGATTGATATTTTTTTCAAAATACTATCCGCTTTATAACGGGCATATCTTGAGCAATAAGAATTTCTTTCTTTATCCATATTCATTCGATCCATAGAAAAACTTAAATCTTTTTTAGTATTTTTTTGTTCTGAAATAGGCAATGTAATACTATTAAATGAAGTCTCTTTAAAACCTTTATAACTTCCATCTTCCCATTGAACAACCCCTATTTCATCCTCTGCAATAGGCGATCTTACTATAATACTATCTATATTATCCGCCATCTTCTGAAACGTATCACTACCATTTGTCGGTACATCCTTGCCAGTAACAGCGGTAGCGATTAACTGTTTCCCACTACTGACAGATTGCTTTAAACTGGCTATATCTTTGTCTGTTTCTGTTTTATTATTAGCTATATTAGTTTGTAAGGTCTTATCTTTAGTTGCTAACTCCTTTAATGCTCCCTCTACTGTTCCACTTGTAAAGTTGCTTTCTGTATCTTCTATTGTCACTTTATTTCCTGTTAGTTCTATATTCCCTAAGTCTGTAGCGACTTTATCTATTTTCTTTCCTAGATCTGTCTTTATTGTATCTATTTTAGTATTCATTTTTGTTTCTAATACTTGTAAATCTTTCTTGCTTGCTAATATAACAGTTGGATCTACTTTAATAGTTACAACTTCAGCGTTAGAAACCTCTAGTATTATTTTTATAGTTAAATCCTTAGTACTTCCGTTGTCTGCTGTAGGTTTATATGTCTCTGGTAGCTTAGAAAATGCTATCAAGTTACCCTCAGAATCAAATACCCCAGCCTCTCTTATATTAAACCCACCCACATTACCAGGAATAGTAGCAAATATAACTACCCAACTAGGATTATTTTCATCTGTAGTTATAGAAGTTATATTACTTTCCCAAACTTTATTTTTTAGTGCTGTCTGTGTTTCTGATGGGTTATAATATTGTCCGTTACTGTCACCGACTTGAAATTTTGTTAAATCTACTTTTTCACCTAATACCGTAGCATTGGCTATCTTAGCTTTACCTATCTCAGTAAGTATCGTATAGAATTGTTCCATTAAATCACCTCTCTTGGATATACCGTTATCTCTTCGTTTCCTTCTGCTGTTCCGATAGCAACATTGTATTTACCTTTACTTTCTATTTCTTTAATCGACCAAGGATAAACAGCTATTTCTTCACCTGTTAAAGCAGCCGCCCCTATATATAATTTATTTTCACTAATTAAATTCATCATAAATTTATGATATAAATGTGCAGGCTTAATCTGATCTACAAACTTATCTAGTTCAACAACTGTATTGTAATCACAATCATTTATTATGATATCCAGGACTATCAAAAATTCTTTCGCATGTTCTTTTATGTCTGCTTCTCTCTTTGTGTAAGCCTCGCATATGCTTTTTAACACTTGTATAGTTGTTGTTCCTCTACCTCGCATTTTACCCTTTATATTGCTTCTACGAGTTTTATAACTTAGTTTTGTATTTGTTTTGATACATAACATCTTTTCCCAATAGTCCAACCCCCATGTTGCTGTATCTACAAAGAATTGATTAAACGTATCTTGCTTTATATTTCTAAGTATCTCTAATTCTTTATCGTAAGTACTTAGTATCTTTTTAGTGACGTAGTTCTGTTCATGCAAAGGTTCTTTATCGATTAACAAAGATATCTACCTCCACAAACTCAAATTCCCTAGCACCGGGGATTAACTCATCGTTTATTTTTATATTACTTGTACCATCATTTACTAAGACATCTTTACAGTCGTTAAGAGTACTTAGATTAGCTAGTATTCCGAGGACTTTCATATATGTTACTTCTGTTGTACAGTCTCTAAGATACGTGTTTAAAACTTCCCTGAACTCTGTTTTCACATCTTCTAAAGTGTAATTTTCTTTTACTTCTATTCCTGCGCTTACATTAATAAATAGATTGCTTGGTGTAACTACTGTAACCTCCACGCCTGCTGGTCTAGCTTCTTCTATATGCTCTTTGCATCTGTCTATAATTTGTTGTGTAGTTGGCGCATTATCTTTATCCATAATTACAACCTTAATAGTACCGCCACCGTCCCACCTTGGAATGACTTTCACATTATAAACCCCTTCAACTTCCATAGCCCATTCTTTATAGTGTGACTCATTCCCAGATGTAGAAGTTTCAGCCTGAGACATAAAAAATCTATCTCTAAATTCATCATCTGTTTCTATTTCTGTACCGCCCGAAAAAGCTTCTGTATTTACAACTTTATCTACACCGCTTATATTGTCCACTAGCTTTATGCCACTGTTTGCAGGTACATTATATCCAATTCCAATATCTAATGCCTGTAAAGGGCTTGTGTTGTCTCCGTTTTCTTCGATTACAAAATCTTTTATAGTAACATACTGTAAACCGTTAAATTCTACTAATGTTCCGTTGTAAATTGGTGTTCCAGGAGTTCCGAAAAATTCGACTGTCCCTGTTGCTTCTGTTCCCATTTTTCTATAATACCCAAATTCACTAGCTCTCTGATCTAACAGTGTGTCGTAATTTTCAGTTAGCATCACCTTATTGAATTGGTAGGAGAGTTCTATATATATTTGGGCTAATTCTGTATTAGTTGGTGCTAACATATTATATAAAGAAGAACCCTCACCTTTGTAGACTGGTAAATCTACATTAGCAAGAGTTCTATCTTGTATTTTCTCAAAAGTCTGTTCATTATACATCTAATTCCACCTCCCCATAAACTGTACGGCAGTGTATTGTTAAGTTAAGATTATCTCCAATTAGCTCACTATCCTTTACAGTTACCTCTAGGATGTAGGGATTCTTTTCTAAAGACTCCTTTACATACCTCTTAGCCTCTGCTTCTGTTAGTGCCTTAGTATATTTCTGCCCTATTAATTCAATAAGATCTGTTCCATAATCCCAACTATATATGTCATGTTCTTTTCTATTTGTTTTTATACATTTATATATCCATATCTTAATAGCTTCGTTTCCTTCAACTAATACAAAATCATTGTCTTCTATAATAGGCTCGTCCTTTTCATAATCCCACGCAACCTCTACGAATAATGGTAACTGCTTTTCAACTGGTTGCGAATAGTCCCTTGAGACAAAAGGAAAAACTGATATCATGCGTCCACCACCTTACAGATAACAATAAATTTCTCTCCGTTGTGATACATAAGAACTTCATCATTAATATTTAAAGTGGTATTTATATACTCATTACTTAAGTTTAATAGAGAATTAATTTGTAAGTTATTTTTATACAAGGTCATATTACTTGCATTAATAGTAGCATCTATTTCTAATGGATTTATCTTTCTAACTTTTCCAATGTGGATTGGATTGTAATTATAATATTTGCCTGCTTCTCTTATCATTTCATGTAGCTCGTTAAATGGATCGCTCATTTTATCACCTTCTATACATATCTTCTTGCACCATAGTATCTACCTCTATAATATTTTGTTTCTATAGATGATTCCTTAACAACATCTCCGGTTTGTGGTGCGTGTATCATCTTTCCATCTCCTATATAAATACCAACATGAGTTACACTTTTACCTCCAGGTCCAAAGAATACTAGATCTCCTGGTTGTAACTTAGACTTGTCTACTTTAGTTCCTTTATTTGCTTGATCTCCTGATACTCTTGGTATTGTAATTCCAATTTGTTTATGACACCATTGAGTAAGTCCTGAACAATCAAAATTATTTGGTCCAATCGCTCCCCATTTATACGGTTTACCCATCTTAGTTCGTGCAACTTTTATTAAATCTGATCCCTTTCCTGTTCCGGCATATCCCCCACCACTAGATGGATATTTTATAACACCTTCACCAACAATAATACGACCTTTTCTTTTCCCCCACTTATTACATTCAGTGTTGTTTCGCATAAGTATATCTATATGATAATAACCGTCTCCATCAATTACCATTCTTCCGCCATTATCATTTTTAGTATAAATCTTACCGTCTTTATCTGTCCCAGTGCCTAATATCTGTACCTTTTTACCATAAGCTATTGACTGTGGACCTGCACAAGTTTGCTTACTTGGATCAAGTTTTTTACCTGTTTGGTCTGTGTCTCCACCTTCCATTTTACTAGGCCCCGGCCAATAAGCTGTAATTATAGCAGGATGCTCCACACCTTCCATAACGCCATCGCCACTAGCTCCATCAGTTTCAATTGGTTGTGGATCTTGACCGTCGTTATGCTCATCCATAATATTTTGGAAGTTTAATTCTAGATCTATTGAATAATCCCCCGGTGTCCAAGTATGTTTATCTGAATCTATATAGAAAAGTCCAACTAATCCAGTGTAAGTGTCTTTAACCTCTACACCATACCCAGTTATACAGCTCGTATCTCCATAGCCTTTCAAGTTACATGTTTTCTTAACATCTTGTAAACCAGCTTTTAAATCTTGACTAGATCCCTCCGCTTGTTGCTGTACTATATCTTGTAACAGTCCATATTTTTTAATCGACTCTTCATCTTTAAGTTCGTTTACTTTATTTCCTGCTTGATCTATTAGTATTACTTTGTTTACTACATTATCTATACTTTCGCTAAAGCTAGTGTTAATCAAGTTATCTTCTTCATTAAATGCAACTTTCAGTTTTGTCTTTCCCTTTTCAACTACATTGATTTTATCTATGTCTGTAGTTATCATATATTTCTTACCAGTTTTACTTGTAGCGCTTGTGTAAGCACTCATTATAATGTCATATATGCTACTCTGCGTAAAGATCTTAGTGTATTTATAATCTGCTTTGAGAATTTCTCCTATAATAAAACCATTTTCTTTGAGAATCTTATTTGCAATATCCTCGGGTTTTTCTTCTGCGAAATTATAAGCGTATTTTGATCTAACAAGTCTACTTCCTATATCTTTACATGTATAATTTATATTATTATTACCAGAATTACGACTTCTGTCTATAACCATTCCCCTAAATAACTCTGTGTTGTTATGATAAAAACAGACTGTGGAGCCGACTGGTAAATCTAAGCTTGGTGTATTTATGTCTACGGCGCTTGAAAATACAGAAAAGTCCAAAGTACGAGAGGGAGACTTATAATCTCCACTCCACGTAACTTTTTCAACAAGATTAGTTAAGTCATAAACAGGCTTGTTAAGAGGGTGAACCCATAATTTTATACCCTTTACTTTTTTAAAAGTGCTATATAAATTTTCGGCTGAGTTTATTACATCTGATAAAATCGACATTATGGTATCACCAACTTCCACCCATCTTTTATATCATCTGGATTTTTAATTAGGTTTTTATTTGCATCAAAAATAACGGGATACTTGCTCCCGCTTCCATAATATTTTTTAGCTAACCCCCAAAGAGTATCACCTTTTTTTACTACATGAGTTCGCTGTTGTTGCTGTTGCCCTGTACTGTTTTGATTATTGTTAGTATCAGATTTCTGCGTCTCTTGCGTATCTCCGTTGCCCGGTATATCGGCTAAAGGTATTTTAAATCTTCTATACTCTTTTAATGATAACAAGTAATATACATCACCTGTGGCGTCCTTTTCTTCATAGTCAAGGTCTGTTATTATGCACTCAAAATTAATATTTGTTTCTGTAACTATAAGCCTTAAAATCCATCCTTCGTCCATCCACCTTTTTAATTTATTAACACAATCGTATGGACTTGGGAAGCCGTAATATTCACAAAAACTGTATTCTTGATCAGGGAAGAAACTATCTAGATCAACAGAGCTTAATTTTCTTCCAGCATAGGCAATTAATTCTCCCGTTTTAATAATGTTACTTGAGCTTGTTGCTATACCTGAACTAACTCCTATTGTTGGTGGTATTATAGAAAATCTAAATTTGTCATCAGCTTGGTTAAGCCATATCTCCACTCACAACACCCCCTGTACCTGCCAATTTCAACTCTTTTACTAATTCTTTAGCTATTTTTTTGATGTCTGATTCTTCTCTTACAGTTAAATTTTCAACATTAAATTGGAAATTAATATCGCCCTTACCACGAGTAACTGAAACAGTTCCATTACCTTGTTGCGTACTTGTTTGAGAAGATGAAACTCCTGTATTTGAACTATTACTTGTAGATACACCGATAGACATTTCAGTTTCTGGTGTGTCTATGTCATCCACCATTTTAGCCATACTCTTATTTATCATTCGTACAGCTGTAGGAATAGCCTTTGCAACACCTACCGCAATACCAGTTGGTATGTGTACACCAATCTCGTCTCTTGCAAGTCCAGAAGGTGAATTAATATCTAAACCTTTTTTAATTCCATTCACAATACCTCGTCCAAAACTAGCAAATGCGTTAGCAGCACCATTTATAGCATTTTGGATTCCGTTTAGAATACCATCAACTATATCTTTTCCAAATTTTTTCACTTTTCCTGGTATCTTTTTAAGTTCATCATATAATCGAGTTGCGAATTTCGTCGCTCCCTCTTTACCTTTTGACGCAAAACTAGTAGCCCATGCAACAGCAGCAGCTACAACTTGATTAAATTTAGCTTTAACCTTTCCAGGAAGCTGTGACATAAAGGTAACTATTATATTTACTGCATTTGTTACACCAGTTCTAGCATTTGTTACAAATTGTGTGCCCCATGTAATAACGTTTTGTATAACCATATTAAAAAATGTAGCAATACGATCAGGTAAAGTTACAAAGAAGTTTACTATTGAATTTACAGTATTCGAAACTGTTGTTGTTGCATTTGTATAGAAGTTAACGCCCCATGTAGTAACATTAGTAACAATCATGTCGAATTGTTCTGCTATTTTACTTGGAAGCTCTTTAAACCAATTAACAATATTGTTTACTACTTCTGGTATTGTCTGTGTAAAGAAGTTTTTAATTGCAATTCCAAATATAATAGTTCTACCAATAGCAAAGCCTATAATTTCACCTAGTCTTTCAGGCAATTCCTTAAACCAATCAACTACACTTTGTACAATATTAGGGATTGTTTGTGTAAAGAAATTTTTAATAGAGTTTATTCCAGCTTCAAATTTACTCTTCATTCCTTCAACTGTCTCATGTATTTTAAATACCATGAAGTTTTTCCATATTGTTAAAACTTGTTTTATAGCATTAATTCTATCCGAGAAAGACTGCTTTATGTTATCCCATACTTGAGCAAACCACTGCGGCGCATCTATAAAGGCTTGTTTGGTATTTTCCCAAGCCTGTGGAATGGTTTGTGTAAAGAATAGGCAAATTGATCCCCATACTTTGTTTGCTGTTATCCTAATAAGGTTCCAAGCAGCGATAACATTATCTCTAAAGCCTTTATTAGTATTCCAAAGATAAATAATCCCTGCTACTACTGCCATAACTGCCAAGATAATTATACCTGTTGTGCCACCTAATGCAGTCAATGCTCCTTTAAAAGCAATAGTTACCGCTTCAGCAAAAGCCATTTTTCCAGTAAAAACACCTACTATCAATTGAAAAGCTGTTAATTGAGTTCCTGCTGTCATCATTCCAACCTTGTACATCATTACTGCTGTTTTAGCTGTTTTAAATGCTATAGCTAAATCTTTTACTGTTTTAACGGCACTTGCCCACATCATTGCGCCCTTTATACTTAAAAGAACTGCTGCTATTCCTTTTCCATTTTTTAATATCCATCCTAACCCTTTAAGAAGTGGTGGAAGAGCTACTTTTGCAGCCTTTGTTATTGCAGTTATAAGAGTACCTATGCTACTTGCAATAGATTTAATTGCTTTTCCTAAATCTTCTCCCTTTACTTCCTCTGTTACGCTTTTTACAGCATCAACTGCAAATGCAACAGCATCTTTCAAAGGCTCTTGCATTTTCTTATATATCGCAACTCCGAGCGCCTCAAACACACTCTTTAATGATGTTAATTGCCCTGCAAGATTATTTTGCATTGTATCTGCCATCTCTTTAGTCGTTCCATCGCAATCTTTTATATACCCGCTTAACTCGTCGAATCTTTCGCCAGAATTAGCAAGCAAGGCATTAACAGATTTTAAATCTACTTTATTGAATATTTCATTTAGTACTTTGGTCTTCTCCCCATTAGCCATACCACCTAACGCCTTATCTAGATCCTTAAAAACATCATTCAGAGGTCGTACATTACCCTGAGCGTCTAATACTTCGACACCTAATTTTTTAATTGCACCTGCCGCTTTATCAGTTGGAGCCGTAAGAGCTAAGATAACATTTCTTAACGCTGTTCCACCCTCTGCGCCTTTTACCCCATTATCTGCAAGAATCCCAAGCATGGTATTTAATTCTACTGTACCACCAGCTAATACTTTAGCGGTACCACCAACTGTTAGAATCGCTTCACCTAACTGTGATATGTTTGTATTACTCTTTTGGGATGCTTTAGCCATTTGATCTGTGAAATTTGTAAGTTGGCTCATTTCAATTCCAAGCGCTGACATACTATCTGTTACTAAGTCTGAAGCATATCCTAAATCCATCCCACCAGCCGCCGCCAAGTCAAGAACGTCAGGAAGTGCCTCAGTAGCTTTCTTTGCATCATAACCAGCCAAAGCCAAAAAATTAAGTGCCTCACCTGCTTGAGATGCTGAATATTTTGTTGATGCTCCGGCTTTTTCGGCTGCATCTGAAAGCATTTCATACTCTTTGCTTCCGTTTTGCACCTCTGATGCTGTCATACCCATAGTAGCAGCTACTTGAGACATACTTTTCTCAAAGTCCATGCCTACCTTCGTTGCTCCTGCTAATCCTGCTCCTATACCTGCGATTATTCCTACGCCCGCCCTTTTAGCTACTGTTCCTACTTTATCCATTGTATTTTGTAGCCTTATTTGGGATTCGCTTGCACTGTTTGTCTGTGTATCAAGGGATTTAGTAGCAGTTTCAACTTGTCGTAGTATTTTACTAGTTTCATCACGCATTTTTATGACTGCTTGCAATGCCTTTTCTCCTGCTCCCACTAAATCCCCCCTTCCATTGCTTTTGCTTCTTCGTTTCTTTCATATATTTCATAATCCATAAAAGCACGAATTATTTTTTTCTCTCCATATTTTTGCTCAAAAAAAACAGATGGGAGCATATTGTGATACCTAAATAGGTAATACATTAATCTAACTTCTCCATCTGTTTCAATTAGTTTTTTATTTCATCATGCAATTTCTTATCTTTGTTATCTTCTTCTCCATAACCATTTAACTCAGATATAAAGTCATAAAGCTCATTTATCTCACCAGCTAGCAATAGTTTTCTCAGTAGTTCTTTAGGTGTAGGGGCTTTAAATCTCTTTTTAATATCTTCATCTTTAAATAACGGACAACACGCTAAAATAATATTTGCTTTCATTTTAAAGTTATCAATATCCTTTATTTTATTTTTTTTCATTTCTACGCCAGATGTTTGTAATTCCTCATAATATTCTGGATCGATTGCAAAACACTCAAATGGTATTCTCTTTTTTACTTTCTCGCAATACATTTCATATATTTCGCTAGGCATCATAACAGAATCTGCATCAATACTTAATAATAGATCTACCGCATTTTTACATTCGTCCATGCCTTTTTTCTCTTTTGTCTCTTTTACTTCCATATCTTTATTTAATTTATTTTCGCTCATAATAATTCTCCTTTAAATTTAAATATTCTTTTATTATATTGCTTCTAGATACTCATAATCTTCAAAAGTGAAGCTTACTTCTCTTTCGCCGTCCTTCATTCTTTCCCAATCGACTAAAGTCATCCCGTCAAAGCTTACTCCCCTTAATACGACTCTTTCTACACCAAGAGCATCTGGATCCGCTAATTTTGAAGTTATTGTAAATTTCACTTCTTTACCATCTCTAATCATTGAAGTGATTACATTTGCCATTCTTGAATTTATTTGCTGCATTGTCATAGATCCCTCGGCTGATGCTGATACAGTTTTTTGACCAGGTATCAGCTTTCTAGGCATAGGAACTTCGGACTTCTTGAATTTTATTTCTGCTTTTAATTTAGTTACTTCCGTTAGTAGATCATTGCCTACCCAACATTCCCCCCATGTACCATTTATCACATTTTCTGATTTATGCATTAGATCACCCCTTATAATACAACCTTGATTTTTATATCTTCCATTGCATCGACTAGCTTTAGATTTATATAGTAAAAACCTTGCGAACCAGTATTTGCACTTAATATCTCTTCATCTTTCATGTTAGAAATATCTATATTTTTACTTATTAGATAATTCTTTTGTGCGTCTAAATCTATACCAACTGTGAAATTAGATTCTATTAATCCTAGCTTAACAAGCTCGCTTAGATATTCTTGTACGCTTACAATAAATAAACACTTATTGTCATAAGTGTTTGGATATTTTGATATATACTTTTCTATATATAATTTTTTAATATCATTTTCAATTAAGTCTATCGCTTCAACAAGCTTTATCTTTTGAAATATTTCTCCTTTTTCTTCTGTTAAAGTAGTAAGAGAAGTAACCCCTCTTGCTATTCTAATCTTGCCTGCTATCCTACTTAAAATAAGCTCGCCTGCTTCTATCTTAGAATTAGTAATCTCCTTGTCCAGTTTATCTATGCTATCTACTTCTGGTAGTATTGCATATGTTGTGGAATGAGTTGCAGGTGTTGAGGCTAACAAACCAGCTATTCTACTCACATAATTTTCAGCGGGTATTTGCGTTCCTTCTACAGTAATATTATGCGTATAGTTAATAATTCCCTCAGAGTCTGCTTTAGTATTTGCAACTATAGCCTTTGCCGTTTCGCCTTCTTCTCTCATATCTTTTACCCAACTCGTTAATAAAGTTGTTTGTTCTGTTGTTGCTTCTGGAATACAAATATAATCAAATTCCATCGCTTCTAGTTCAGATAGATTTGTTTCTATTCCTGTTCCAGTCTCGCCCTCTTTAACTAAAGCGGTTGTGTAAGTGCTTATTATCACTTTCTTAGGCTTTATTACCTCGTTGTCGTTTAGATAGCCTATAAAGGCATCTGATACATATTTTTTATTCTTTTCATTTAACTCTTTTGGTATTTCTTTTGTATCTGTAATCTCTTGTAATAGTTTCTTTGTGTCTTTTAGGATTATAGCTACAACACCTTTTTTGCTTCTGTCTACCAGTGTTCTAGCTTGCTCCTTAAAGTCAATACTTATATCAACTATCCCAGCCATTTATTCACCTTCCTTAAAATTAATATTTATATACTGCATTGGTTCGTACTCCTCTTCCTCAAAGGCAATTCTTTCGTGATATCTTATCATTATTAAAAAAGATACATAGCTGCCTATATCGTCCTTCAATATATTTGGTTCTATATCAAAGTATTTTAAATATCTGTCCTTTACACGTATCCCCCTGGTAAATATCTTTTCTAATTTATCTAGTACAAGATATAAATTTTCTTTCTTTCCATCTGCTTGCTGCAAATATCTAATTTCTATTAAAACCGCTTTTCTATCTGTTCTAAGTGTAGCAATAGTAGGTTTTTCAGGTAATATTTGCACAAAAAAACAAGACCCTTTTTCGTCTTGTACGTTATTTTCACTAGTATATATTTTTTCTATAAAATGCTTCCTTATCTCTTTTGTAAATGTATCTAATATATCTTTATAACTTAACAATATTTTATCACCTCTAATCACTACCCCAGAAGTTTTCAAACACTTTTTCTAACTCTTCTTCAATTTCTTTTTCTATGTTATCTATACTTTTCTTTAGCATAAATGCTCCAGGAACAAACTTTATATTACCTTTTGGTCTATATTTCTTTCCTGTTCCTGTACCTAGCCGTGTCCTATGTCCGTATTCAAGATGTACTATATAATCAATATTATTTTCCACGACTCCAGTATCAATGCCTGTCTCTCTGTATATCCAGCTTCTACGTGCTGTTCCTGTATCTACTGGAGTTTCTTCTTTGACTTGTCTTAACAGTTTATTGCCTATTCGATTCTTAGCTTGTCTTATTAACTTATTTAGCTCCTGTTCTTTTTTCTTGAGGAACTCAATTAAATATTCTAAGTGATCCCCATCTGACTCAATCATCTAGTGTCTTTCCTTTAGAGTGATTGGAGTTTCTAAGTGACTGTTGTCATAGAAGAACGGATCGCCAGCAATAAAAGTTCTAACTCTTTTATTTCCAAAAGTAATTTCAAGTTTATCACCGATTTTAAGATCTACATCCGGTCTACAAGTCAAAGTATATATTTCAACAATATTAGCTGTCTCAGTGTCGCCTATAGCCGGAACATTATCTGTGTCTACGGCACATTTTATTGGCGTATCATAAACTTTTTCAGGTTCGGAATCAGTTACACCAGCATCGTCTTCAAACTCTTGCTTTCGCCATATTATCATTTCATCTTCATAAGTAGTTGCAATTATATCAGCTTCAGTCATTACCACATCACAACCTTTACATATCTTTTTAGCAAAGCTTTATCATTATTTGTTAATTCAATTTTTCCAATTCCCAAACTATTTGAATTTGTTGGCTCTGCAACATTATATTCAATACGGGTTTTCCCTTTTGTAACGCTCTTTATTTCTCCTGTATTTACATTGCTTTGCTTGCTTTCATCTGCAATAATCCTACTATCTATTAACCCTATTACTTTATTTTCAACAAATATTTTTAGTCCGTCGTTTAGTTCTTCTCTATTGCAATGATCTAAAGCAAGCAAGGTATATCTACCAATATAAAGAGTGATTAGAGAATCGTATTTATCATCTTCCAGACCAAGAATAAGTTTTATATTCTCAATCATTTAATCCCCTCCTATTCTGTTGGATTTGAGTCGCTTGATGTGAACGTAGCTTTTACACATGCCATTGCTTCAGGCATCATCATTTTAGCCCCATAAACATAAAGTCCTTTTACTGCATCTGCAAATGACTTTTCCATTCTATAAGGCTCTATCTCTGCTATTTGTCCAGCATATGAGATACCTAATAAAGTACCCGCAAGCATGTTATATTTACCACCAACTTGAGGCACATTATTGGATTCTCTCAAATCGAATCCTGCAACATGTCCTACAACTCCATTAGCTAATACTTCCTTATCCCTAGTAAATCTATGATCTTTCTCTAGCATACCTAAAAAATCAGGTGTAATTACAATGAATCTTCCATCCTTTGGCACATTCTTTTTATTAAACTCTACTTTTAAGTCTACCAAAGTATCATAAGCATTATTTTTATTTATTTCTATTGGTTTTGCAGCTGTTCCTATCTTTAACTCTGCATTTTCAGTAAAACTAGCTAAATGCTGGTCTATTATATCTCCAATTCCTACAGCAGCCCTTTTCATTGTTGCATCTAATAATTTGATATTAGATTGGGCCTTTCCTATATCATCTACTTTAAAGTTGAAATATTTAGCTTGATCTATAGTTAAAACACGTTGTTCGCTATCAATTTCTTCCGGATCTTCTAATGTTCCGTTGTAATCTTTAACTTGAATGTTCCCAATCATATTTACCTTGACTGTGTCGCCGAAATTCTTAATTTCACCTTCGTAATCCCTATTAACACACATTGGATAAATAAAAGTCTTATCTAGATTAGCTAGTAATCTAGCACTCCATATTGTTGGTATAAAGTTTTTATATTTAGTAGTTGTCGTTATTGCCATTTAACCATCTCCTTAAAATTGTTTTTGTATTTCATCCCAGTTGTCGTTTATTTCTTTTTCTGTCATATTACTTAAATCAAATTTTTTAACTCCGCCTTTTGTGCTACTCAAAGGACTAGAACCTTTCAATCTTTCATTAACACCTATTTCAACAGCTTTCATAAATTCCTTTTCAAAAGTATTAATATTAGTCGTTATTTCCTCTGCGTCCTTAGCGTTTTGTGTTAATATATCCGCAAAAGTAGTAGATAGACTCTTGTCTGCAAGTATATCCTTAGACATATTAAGAAGTTTAACTCTCTCTAGCTCTTGTTCTTTCTCTTGTATTTGTTTTTCTCTTTCTTCTAATTCTTTAACTCTCTTTTCTGCCAGAACTTTAGCTCTTTCATCTTCTGTTAGCTTAGCAAGTCGTTCACTTTCTAATTTTTCCTTTTCCATTTTGCTTTGCAATTCTTTATTTAACTTCTTGCTTTCTCTTGCAATTCTATCTTGTACAATTTTGTCTAACTCTTCTTGGGTAAACGTCTTTTCATTTGAATTATTATCGTCTGTAGCCGCTGTATCATCATCAGTCGGCTCATTCCCATCTACTCCATCAGAATCATCTACAACATCATCAGCTAGTAACTGCAACTTCATTTTAATTTTGTTATCTTCTTTCATATTTACCTCCATTTTTTAGTCTGGGTCGACTATAATTCCATGTAACTTTTTATGTCATTAACACGTTTTGGACATGTTTTTATTTCTTTTCTTTGCTGCTCTTTTTTCTTTTCTTGATTGAGGTATACCAAGAGCATATTTTGACGGGCTATGTATCCCTAATAAATCTACTTTTATTAATTCAATCAACGCTTTACTCCACATGCTTTTTATACCACTCCTTATAACTTATATTTGATGGCACATAATAAGTCTTACCATTGCCTATTCTTGCACTTCTAGTTCCTGTATCATTCTCAAAATATGGTATCTCTGTACTACGGCATCTTGGGTGCATAGGACTTGCATTAACCCCTACAACTCTATCTTTTAGATTAAATACTTGTAAGTCTAACCCTTGGCATATTTGACTAGTACGATTATCTAAAGTAGCTAAGAATTGATATTGCTCAACTCCTGTTTCTTCCATTGCCATTGCACTTGCCTCTGACATAATGTAGCTATGTTCTGTATGTACTAATCTCATAGCGTTTTTATAGTCTACATTCATTCTTTCAGCTACATTCTTAGCTATCTTCTTAGGACTATTGCCTTGAATAACCATCTGTGTAATATTTGTTTCTAGCGTATATTTTAATTTCTGTCTGTTATTCCATATTCTTTCACTGTAGTTCTTGCCACTCCAAGGATATTTAACTACATCAACAATTTTCTTTTCATCAAGTTTGCTAAAACTAGAACCTACTCCAAGAAATTTCTGAACATCATAAATTGATTGATAGTAATTATTCGATACTGATGTTTTTAAAAGCTCTTCCACTTGCTCATGTTGGAATTTATACACATCATCAACATGTTTATTGACATAAAAAAATACCTCTTCTAATCGAGATATTCTAGACTTCATAGATAATGTATTTAATTCTAATAACAAATCTTTATCGTTGTTTTCTTCTATTTCTTTGATATAGCTTTTTAAGTCCATTCGCCACTCTTTATGTTCTTTTCCTGACAAAAGTCTCTTAGCTTCTTTATAGCTTAACTCATTATTTTCTGCATATTTATAAAACAATTTCGCAATCTGTGTTTCAATATCTTTAGCAGCTAAATTATAGTGTCTTTTGAGTTTCCTATCTATTACCTCAATATCCTTTAAACCATCTTTTAGCTTCTGCTTCTCTCTCTCAGTCCAGTAGGCAACACTCTTACTCGTCTTTTTCTTCATCTGCCGTAACACCTTGCTTTTGTTTGTTTTCAGCTATATTTACATCGTTGTCATCATCTTCTATCGTGTTGTAATTATCAAAATTGTTATTTTCTTCTTTTCGCTTTCGTTTCATTTCAGCCTGAGCATCTGTTATTTTAGGGAACAGAGATATAATCGTTTCTTCAGAAAGAATTCCAGTTAGTTTCATCATTATGTCCGAAATCTCTAATTCATTTTGAGGTTTTGCTCTAGTAAATACAGGTTCAACATCTATGTATTTGTACTCATCACCCTTTTTTATACCTAAAAAATGACTAATAAGTTCTATTCGTTTCATTAGCCCCTTCTTAAATTTAGATTCTTTTACACTTATTTTATTTTCTAATGTTGTAAGTTTAAATTGCAAGCCCACCCCACTACTGTTACCTGCAAAGTTTTCGTCTGATAAATTAGGTATACAGCTAAACTTATGTATGTCATTGTCTAGTCTATTTTTATAATTCTCTAAGGCAGCGTCTTGTATATCCTTAATTAAATAATACGCTTTGCCTTCCTCATCTGAGAAATTTATAAGATATTTTTCTTTTATATTTTCTTGATCTTCACTGTCAACTATCTCGCCACTTATAACCAACATAGCGTGAGTAAACATTTCAAAATCATTAGCTGTATCTGAGCCAGTTTTGTCGTAAGCATCTATAAGAGTCATAACCTTCTCAAAATCTCCATACAATTCATCGTTATTTATATAAATAACAACTGGCACATCGAAGAATTTATGGTCTTCTCTCTTTAATTCTTTAAGCCCATCATCCTTTTTAATGTAGTAAATAACTTCGCCAAATTTAACAATCTTGTTTCCTGTCTGATCAAGAATTGGTTTTGTATGAATATTAATCATCGTCACTTCTTCCTTTTCTCCATCCGAATTTACAATATCTTCGTTATAATATCTTATGGCCAACAACACATTCTCTTCCAGTGTATTATCATAAACGACTATCAGCTCCTTTGGATCTACAGCTTTAAATCTTACATTGGCTTGTTCATCTGCATACAATAATTCATAAGAGTAACCATAAATAGAAGCATACTTAGCTAAAGTAGAATTATTATCAGACTCATCGTTATATTTAAATACTTTCATTAGTTCCTCGAGCATTCCCTTATCTTCTGTTGTGTAGATCACCGGCTTTCCTAATAGGTAACCAGTTGCTATCGTTACAATATAATCTGCATATGGATGGCTCAGTCTGTTTTGTGGTTTGTTGCCTGATGTATCGTTATATTTTCGTTTTAATATTTTATTTTCATTATTAAAATAGTCATATAACTCTTGCAATCTAAGTGATTCAGCTTTATGTTCCTCTATTAGATTAAGAATAAACTTATCGTTTATTATTGAATCCTTGCTCCTTTTTATTTTTCTCAAATTTTACCTCCTTTCTATATCCCTTATATTCCGAATTTGTCTCTATCAAATTTCCCTTTAGTTTTATTAACTATTATTTCAGCGACCCCTGTCGTAGCGTCAGGTGCATCATCATTTTTATTTTTACCTTCTCTTTGATAAGAGTACATTGCTTTGTAATATTCAGGGAACCTATCCTTCCAGTTGCTCGGAAAATATATATGCTCCATTACCCAAGAACTATTTGATAAAATTCTAGCTTTCTTATTATCACTTTGGTGAAACCATTTTATAACGGTTTTATTAGTCTTAAACTGTTGCATTAAAATTGTTTTAACTTGTCTAGAGAACCCGCGACCACCGTTATTACTTTCTATAGTTGCTATATTTACATTATATTCAAACAGCATTTTAGCCGTCCTTACTTCTGTAATCTCCATAGGCTCTTTAGTATATAATACATCCAATATATACGCTTCTTTATTCTTAACCCCATATACTATATTGCATAAATAGTCTTCTCCTGTGTCTGCTGTATCTGTGTAGCTTCGGATTATATCAAAGTTTTCTGGAGTCTTGTCATAAGTTTTAAAGCTATTATATAATCTACCTTTGATATCTATAGGCTTTTGCTGATAGTTAGCACTAGCAATATCTTCGCCCATAGCTCTAACCTTTGATTTATAACTTTTATACGATAAGACTTCATCACACAACATTGTGCCATCATCTTGTTGAGCTTTCATTACAACGTGTTTTACTTTCTTGCCCTCTTCCTTGTAATGTTCTACTGCTCTACCTGCAAGATCTCCTGAAGCCCACCTGGTCATTATTATGATTATCTTTCCGCCTTCTTCAAGACGAGATAACATAGTATTTGTGTACCAGCTCCAATGTTTATCAAGTACACCCTCATTGTAAGCTTCTTCTGCATTCCTTATTAGGTCGTCAAGAAGCATTAATGTAGCACCAAACCCAGTGGCAGTACCTCCAGGAGAAGTTGCTAAATAATTGTTGTATCCATTCTCTAAGCTCCAAAGATTGGCTGCTGCATCTCCATATTTAATACGAACACCAGGAAAAACATCAGTATATACAGCTTTGTATATATCAGCTTTTTCCTCTTGTATAGCATCTCTAACATTTTTAGAAAATACAGTAGATAAAGTCTCGTTATAACTACCTGTCATTATCTTTTCTTTTTGGTTTTGACCTAATGCCCATTCAACGAATAGCCCTGCTGTCCTTGACTTTCCATGCCTTGGAGGTATATTTAATATAAGAACCTCGTCGTCACCTTCATAGAAGTTCTGAAACGCTCTACATAATAGCCTTAGATATGTTCTATCTGATTTATAAAAATCAGGCGCTCTAAGTTGGCTATAATAAAAAAAGTCTCTTCTAGCTAATTCAATTTTAGCTCCGAGACTAATAATTTTTTTATCCATTTTTCATTATCCAAACCTCCTATATCTCAACTAATCCCTAAACACATATTAAGGGAATAGTTAAAGCAAACTTAGTTATTGCAATGCTTTCATTTTCATACTTTACTTTATATCGTAATTCTTAAATTATTAAGTTTTTCGAAAATAGCATTAAATTAAGTCATTAGAATTAATTATTTATTTTATTAATAAATATTATTTAATAAACGTGTTTTTCTTAATTTTATTCTTCTTCAAGATCAGTTAATTTTAATAATTGTTCCATTGTCATTGTTGCATATGGGTTGTTAATTTCCCCCATATGCTGGACTTCTTTTTTCTCTCGCCATTCTTCAGGCTTTCTATTCTTTAACCAGAATATCTGTGCTGTAACATCTGGAGCAACTTGTTTTGTTACCTCTTTAGTAACTTTTAGTTGACCGCCTATGCCTTCTTTTGTTGTCTCTATATATTCATAACCTAAAGCCCTTTTCAATAAAGCATTTTCTACTTCTCTGTCAACGACTTCTTTACCCCTTTTTAGGGACTCAGATAACTCAGTATACTTAACTATCCATTTATATAAAGTTTCTTCTGATATGCCAATATTTTGGCTAATTTGTTTATTGGTTAAGCCATCTCTAGCCCATCCTTCAATTTTTATTAATCCTTCTCTAGTTATCCAATCATGATACTTGCCTTTAGCCATCACCTCACCTCGCAAAAGCTATTTTATTTATCTTTTCTACTTACTTTAGGACTCTTAGGTATCTTCCTCATATCCTTATTTATCTCTCTTAGTTCCTCGTTAGGTAAATCTACTGTCATTCCAATAAGTCCAGCATCAACCCAAACTTTCTTTTTAGATTTCGCTTGTGCCTTCAATTCCTTTAACCCCTCTGTCTAATGTTCTTTTTCTTAACCACATTAAACACTCTTCTAGTTTTGTAATAGCCATATCATTCTCTCTGCATTTGTAAGGACTATCTTGAAATGCTTGTAGTCTTGTTATAACCATTAGAATTAAATCTTCGTTATTTACTCCGTTTATTCCAAACTCTTTTATTGGACCTTCTTGAAAGTTAACATATTCAATCGGTTCTATATATTTTTCTTCACAATCTGCTTTGCCAACAATAAAATGATGCGGTGCATTAAACTTCCACTTTTCTTTATCCTCTGTATAAACTTATGTATATTTTTGTGTGCATAAACCGTTTTTAATTTCCATAATCATTTCTCCTTTATATTAATTATTTTATTGCATTAAAAAAGAACCCTATTTCTAGAGTTCTAAAATTTCTACTCTGATCCAAGCATCTTTCTAAACCTACTTTCTAACTCTGTTTTTATAGCTGGAATGGTTTTTCTATAATCTCGCAATAGATCATCTTCTTTTTCTGTAAATTGTTCATCATTTTCTATATAGTCAGATATATCACTAATTAATTTAATTGTATCTCTATTGAAAAACAGCAGTCTATAACTAAACTCTTTATCAAAAAATATTATATTTCTTTCCGAGTATAATACATATTCTTCAAGAATTTCATATGCCTGTACTCTTTTTTTTATAATATCAATTCTAGATATATCAGTAGTTTTATTCATAAAACTAATTGCATCATTTAGGTAAATATTCAATGATGCTGTCATATCAACTAATTTAAAGTACAAATCCTTAATCACAACTGCTCTTTCTTCGTGTAATCTATTAAAAACTATACTATTCTGATCAGATATTAATTCCTTTTGTATCCTATAATCTTCAAGTTGTCTGTCTAATTCGCTTTGATAATCAGCTTTTTTATCATCTATCCATTTCTCAAAGAATGTTTTAAAAAGATATACAATTGCTCCAGTAACAAAACCAACGCTAATAAAATATTTTGCTATTTCTAGTAACATAATAATCCCCCTATAAATTAATTGTTTAATTATAAATTACCAATTATTTCATAAAAAGAAAAGACCTAGAAATTAATCTAAGTCTAATGGGAGTTGTATTAACTAAAATACATTGTTAAGCGAAGTCTATGAGTTGCACATTGATTAATACTACACTTCACACGTTAGGGCAAGATCACCAATCTCACCCACTATCTATATCACAAGGAGGAAACCGCAAGCTTCAGGAATTGCACCTGAATTAAATACTATAACTTGCATGTACACTAGTAAATCCATATTACTGGTAAGACAAGTCCCTTTAACTTAGCCTAGCCAGTAAATATTTATTTAGTTGTAGTGGAATATTTTTTCACAATACAATTATCTCATGTTTTCGATGGTAAAGCAGGCAATAAAAATGCAATTTAAAAATATTATAAATATTCAAGTAATGATTGTAATTCCCAGTTATACCGTTTAAACGACCATTTATGCCAAAATTATTGAAATATATGTTTCCATATAATACCATTATCTAGCAAACACATGTAATAATAATATTAAGAGGATGGTGGTTATATGAAAAATAAAAGAATTAACAGGATTTTAGCAACTACATTAATGACAGTTATGCTGGTTACTCCAATAATGTCAACTGCACATGCTATGGAAGCCGCAGAGCCTACATTCATAGAAAGCAGTAATGAATTTGAACTTAATTCAATCGATGATATGGATGACAATATGGAAGTGGGAGATGAGATAATCTTCTCCGATTATGAGATTTATAAAGCTGCTAAAGATGCAGGTTATGATGTTGATATGAGCCTTGTTAGTCAAAATAGAGTTAAAAGAGGCGTTAATGGCGTGAATAAGACTGTTAAAACTAAAACAGGTTATAATATATATGTTACTAAAAACACTCTTATTCTGATTAAAACTGCTGGTATAGCAGCTGTAAGTGGACTTTTAGCTCCCCTAGCACCAGCCCTTGTTGGTGTTGTCTCAAATACATTAATAGCAGCCGCTGGTATGTCTACAAGTTCAGGAAAAGTATTTAGGTTTGACAAGATAAAAGTTGGAAAATATGATTATAAATATGCTTTCATCAAAAGCTGGAATCAATAATGAATTTTTTATACCTTTTTATAATAATATCGATAATATCTGCTATTAATAATTTCATTTTCCAAAAATTTAACATTAAATCATATTTTATAAAATGGGGCGTTAATACAATAACTTTCTTTATAACTATACTTATATTTTTAAAATTTAAATAATGTAAAAAAATAATAAATGGTTCTACAACCATTTATTATTTTTATTTAATATAAATCCATCAAATCAAATAAACTAGGTTCATCTTCTTTAAAAACCTTACTTCCAAATAATGTTATGGCTATACTTTTTACAGCTTCACTTCTTTTATATTTCAATGATCTTTCACTATAAGTAGTATTTTTAGTCTTTTCAATAATCTCATCCCAGCTTAAACCTTCAAAATACTTGTATTCAATTATTTCTTTATGTATAGGACTTAAATTAATAATAGCTCTTTCAATTTTAGTTATTAAGCCGCTTTCATGTTTAATCTCTTTTTCTAATTCCTCTATCTTACTTAGAGTCCTAATAACCTCTTCTTCAACTTCTTTAGATATCTTGTTAGTTGGAGATACTTTTACTTTGTCATATGTAATAGCTTGTGTAGTATAATCACACTTTATTTTCTCTTTAAGCATTTTTAATTCTTCCAAGTGTAATTTTAATTCTCTATATCCTTTTAGTAACTCTATTGTAAACTCAATACATTCTTTTTCTAAATCGTTAGCCATAACATCACTCCTATAAATCTTCTATTACTACCTCAACCCTTGGATCATCGCTATAATATTTACTAGCGTGTAATTCACAAATGTACCTATCATCTTTGAAGGCTTTACCATTTAGCCCATCTAATACAGCCTTAACCATGTTGTCTATATCTTTCTTTGTAGGTCTTATGTAACTTGGTTTCTTAGGCTTCTTAGAGTAGATATCTATACTTACTTTAATCAATCCCTCAAAGTAATGTCTCTTTCCATATAGATACTTAATTACCTCTATAACAGGTGTCCTTGTAAATTCATGCTGATATTCACAAGATGTTTGTCTAAGCATTCTACAATCCTCCTTTAGATAGATTGCTTAAATTTAATCAATCTTATTTGTTTGTTAGACTATATACTTTCATGAAATTCATATTATGTTAAAAGTAACTTACAATATTTATTATATTAATTTTCGACTTTAATCGTTCCCATGTGTCAATTCCATCTTTTAATATTACTTACCTCCCATATCATCCTCAGTTAAATTATTCAGTCCTAATTGACTTCGAAAATACTCGTTATCTCTCTCAAGCTTTTTATTTTTCGAAACTATCTCATTGTATTTTTTATAAAACCTCATTTGTCCAGACCTGTGTCCAAGATAGAATGCCGAAATCAACGCCCCTATCGCCACCAGGACAAGTATTATTCTAGTTGCTATAATAATCATAAAGTTCTCCTTTCAAATCTCTCTCAGCCTTATTAAACGCTTCCCATTTACTGTAACCTTGAATAAGCCATAGTTCTAAAGTTCTATCTATCCATATACTTAAATCACTTAATTCCATTTATAAATCACCTCAAGCTCTTATTTTTCCACTAGTCATAAACAAATATGTATTATTAAATAAACTTCCATTACTCAAATAGCAGCTAACACGACAAAGTGTAATACCTATATCCTCAGATATTTCTTTATAGTTTCTATACTGTTTGAGTTCTCCTGTCTCTATATTCTCAACATATAAGAACCTCTTTTTCAAAATACTGTTAAATATATACTCTTTCATATCTTTTAAATTCTTGTACTTTGTAGGCTCTGCATTGAAATTAAAATCTATATACTCTTGTAATTCTTTTTTATTTAGAATCCCTGCTTCGTCAATACTTTCGTCAATCGCTGCTATTATGCCGTGACATGTTTTCTTCTCAAATTTTGTAATGTTAATCATTCCTTTCTAGAGGGGTTGCCCCTCTCTGAATTTATAAAGCTCTAGCTCTTTCTCTTTCCATCAGCTCTAAATTTCTTTTCTCTATTTCACTCATTTCATTTTGCTTTATATCTATACTTCCATTCTCTTTCATTTGATATTGCTGCCAGTTTGTTATTGTTATAATCCTGTACTTAGTCGTAGACTCCCAACTTAGAAATTCCACTTCCCTTAATAACTCAAGACATGTTCTTATATTCTTAATAGAAACATCATTTGCACATCTCTCTTTTATCTTGTTAAGTGATGTTAAAGTTTGCCCTGGTTTTAAGATAATTTGTTTGCCATCTACAATGACTTTATTTTCCTTATGATTCACTATAAGCAATAAAGAAATTAATCCCCCTACCTTTCTACTTAGCTAGTAATATAAATATATATATATAATAAATACTTCTTAATACTTCTTGTTTGTTGCCGTTTACTTTGCCAGTTCGATTGCCCAAACCCTTTGCCCTTTGGTATAAAAAGGCAAAGCCTTAGCCATTGAAATTTCAACATCTTCTCTGTTTGCCGGGCAAGGTTGCCTGTTCGATTGCCGTTTGCTTTGCCACCCGTTTGCCCTTTACAAAAATCAAAGCCTTATTTTACATTGAAATTCCAATACTTGTAGCCTGTAATTTGCTTTACCCAGGCTATTTTATAGTTATCCACAAGTAAAAGTATTATTGGAGATATCCACAGGCTATTTATATCTCTGTAAAACTAACTGGACCTTTTAATACTTTAGTACTTCTGCAATAATCGCAACATCCGCATCTAGATGGTTCTACTAATCCCTGTTTAATTTCTATGTAATGTGGTAGCCTTATTTCTACTTCCGAAAGCTTGTCCTGCATATATTCTTCCTTAACCCAAGCTACTTCTTTATCGGGGATATCTTCTTTAGAAACCGCTATTATGAAAGATTGTAAGGGTTTGTCTCCGCATCTTTTTAATCTCTCTATCTCTGCATATACTGCCATCTGTAATACATAATCATAAGCAATTATGAAGTTCTGTTTAGTCTTTGCCTCTTCATTCCATATCTTTGTTCTTATGTCTCTTGTAGTCTTTAAATCCGCAAAGTAACCTTTGTTTGGATTATATATATCAAGCATTGCTTTCCAAGGAGTGCCAAACAATTCAGCTGTCATTATTACTTCTTTTTCGCCTTCTCTAACCTGTAGTATAAATGGGTCATTTTGAAGCGTTTCAATCATTTTATCTCCGATTGCATATTTAGCTAATAAAGAACCATCTTTCTTAAACATTTGAGGGTGATTAGCTTTAAATTCTCCTAAGCTAGCTCCTTCATTCCAAGCATGTACATAAGATCCTAATATGAAAGCATCGTTGCCTACGTCTGACCATTCTCCGTTAAGCTTAGCCATCGTCTTAGCTTCACAACTTCTAAAGCTCTTGAATTGGGAGACAGAGAAATATTCCCTGTCTGCTTCTAAACTAAAGTAGTTATCCTTATTTATCTGTAGCAACTTCATCGCCTCCGAACATGTTAGTTTGTCCTTTTATTTCATCAGACTCCTTCTTCTTATCGTCGCTATCTGTTTCAAATACTGATTTCTCAGCAGACTTAATTTTGAACCAATCTTCTCGTTTTGACATGCCATCTTTTAAACTAGCATAAATATTTCTAAGCCTTATGAAATCTCCCTCGCTAAATGCCTCAGAATTACAACCTATAGTTTCCTCAAGCATTTCTTTTGTTACGCTGAATTTATCCTCAAAAGTCTTAACCATCTTTCTTACTCTATCAATTAAAGGCTCTGGATTTGCACCTTTTAAAGTCAATTGACACTGTTCTACCGCGCTATCTATTACGTCTCCTGGTATAACCCCTAATATACAAGCTCTAAGTCTCCTAGCACCTTGATTAGCAACTGTTTCGTATATATCTCTTGGATCTGTTAATGCTTTATTTCCATATTTATTTGACGTCCTAACATGTGGAACGCTAAATATTTTGCTTTGTCTTGTATTCGTTTCTAAATCCCAAGCGTAAGCCATAACTTGACTTTCGCCATTTTTTTGCTCTAGTTCAATAATCCCATAATCAAGGTTTCCCCAATTCTGCGCTAATGCTTCAGCTAGTCTTATACTTGGACCAGTTACTTTTTGCCCACCTCTTGGGTATTCGTACATACTTTGTTCCGCTAGACTTTTCCTTTGGCATGATTTTAGTATTCGATTAAATGCTTCTACCTCGTCCCTTGGGAATTTCTTAGCTATTATCATTGCTGCTTGCACTTCTTGAGCTTGTCTTGTTGTAACCATTTCTTTTGTTGCACTAAGCTCCTTGTTTTGAACTTGCGTATTATTGTTTTCATATATATTTGCTACTTGATTATTCATAATTAATTCCCCCGATATATTAATGTTTTAATTCCTTCTCTAGCTTCGTAAGATTGCTTTTATATGCAAGTACAAAGCCATCTATATAACTTCCTTTGAATCCTTTAGTTAAATCAATTAGATGTTTATTTAAATCTACTAAACTATAATTTTGTTTATATCTTTTAGTAAATGCTTCTAGTCCATTGATATAACCCATTTTGTAGTCTTCATCGATATAGTTTGTATCTAATTTTGTTAGTAATATATCTGTTTCTAAATCTTGTATTTTCATAATTACGCCTCCTGTGGTATAATTAGCGTACATAAATTTTGTAATTCCTGAATTGAGTCGTTGGCGCGGCTCTTTTCTTTTTGTTCTTCTCTTTCTTGTATTAGAACTAGACCTTTTCTGATTGTCTTTGCCATTTTAAGTTGCGATTTTAAATCATTTACAACTAATTGCTGATTTTCTATTTTGCCCTCATCTCGTGAACAATATTTAATTGCAGTACGTTTTATTTCAGATAATCTTATTTCATTATCTTTTAGCATTTCCTCTGCTGTATTAATATTTGAATCAACAATCATCATGCTTTCTTTTAGCTTGTCCATTTAATTCAACTCCTTCTTTTTATGTACTTTTATAATTTCTTTAAAAGCTATTATTCCTGCAAAAGACATTTCTATGTTGAGTAGTTTGCAAGCTTCAGCATACGCTTGTAAAACTTTACAGCTCATTTAAAAACCTCCTAACCTGTCCAATTTATTCTTAAAGAAGTGCCTAAGCACAACTTTTAACTAACTTAAATTGCGTTCTCTCTTTCTGCCATACCCTTTAATATTTGAATATGTACTCTCTTTATCTCTTCAAGTACAGCATCATTTTCTTCTTTAGAGTGTCTTGCAAATTTTACATAAACCTTTGTATTACCAACAGTATTAACTTTGTCATATTCATGTCCATACCATAATTTTTCTGTTTTATTTTTCAAGATACCACCCCCTATTACGGTTTATGCCTACATGGTTTTGTCCTATTCTAATTAATCATTAAACTTGAAGCACATTTACCAACTAAGTCATTATGAATGACTTAGTTCGTTCTTAAAGTATTTCAATTTGAAGTAAATAATAATGTTTTTCTTCCTCGAAATTATCTTTATTTCTATTGAAGTTATTTTTAATATTATTTACATCTGTCCCATAAGCTTCTGCTAGTAATTCAGTTGTAATTACATTTTGATTTAAATTTTATTGGTACTAAATTGTTCATATTCTATCTCCTTTTAATAATTTAGTTTTCATTTAGTTAACTTAGTTTGCAAAAAAAAGTTCTTCTATAGTTATATCCGGTATTTTCATCTTTATATGTCGAAATATCTTATTCATTTCTTCTTGCTTAAAAGGCCTTTTTCCTTTTTCCTTAAGCCAATATGAGGTAAGACATATCTCTGCCACTGCAGCCATATCCGCTTGAGTTGCATTAATAAATCGTCTGTATTTTTCAATGTTCACTTACATACACCCACTTTCTGTTTAGTAATCATTTTGTTAACTTTATTATAGTTGTCATTTTGTTAACTGTCAATACATTCTTAATAAAAATATTCATTTTGTTAACTATAGTTATCACATTGCTAATATTATGTTATCATTTAGCTAATTAAAGAATAGATTAAAGGAGTGTATATGATGTCTGATAATATTTTTGGAAATAGACTAAAAAAACTTAGAAATAGTAAAGATATGACTGGCGAAGAACTAGGTAAAATTTTTAATGTTACAAAAGTTGCTGTGAGTAATTGGGAAAGTGGTAGGAGATCACCATCTCCAGAAACTTTAAAAAGCATTGCGGATTACTTTGAGGTCTCTACAGATTATCTTCTAGGGCGAATTGAAATGGCTGATGATGCATTAATTAAAAAGAATGATGTTAAATACGCTTCTTATAAAGAAATAACTAATGATGACGAACTTATCGATTTAATGATAAGACTAAAAGAGCTTGATCCACAGATGCAAGCTCAAATTAAAAAAATGATGAACGCTTTGATAAGCGATGATGAAATATAATTACAGCAAGAGGTAAATCAGACCTCCTGCTGTTTTTTCTTTTTCATATGTTCTTTAACAATTACATCTTTTATTTCTATGTACTTATTTGGGCACTGCTTTTTTATCTCAAGCAGTTTTTTGATACAAATAATGTCTTCTACATCCATATTCAATCCTCCCTATCCTCTATAAATAACCGCTCTTTTTCAAACATACGTTCTGTGTTTTTATAATACATCAAACATTTTATTTACACAACCACAATATTATATTTAATATAATTTAAATAATAGTTTTACATATACCTCCCTAATACCTAAAATTCAAGGCTATATTAATACAATCCTATCTTGAAAATATTTTAATATTTCAATTTTAAATTAAAAAATGGAATGTTATTATATAGAGTTGCATGTAAAAAAATGTTATTATAGGTTTATATATCTTTTTTTAGAATAATTTAGGAGGAAAATATGATACACAGTTTAAAGATAAACGACTTTAGATGCTTCAAAAATGTAGATATTAAGCTTGGAAAATATATAACTGCTATTTCGGGTAAAAATGGTCTTGGAAAATCCACAATATTAGCATTACTGGGAAATACTTGTGAGTTATCAGAAGAAAAAACCATTTTTGGGACTTTCTTTCGAACTGAATTTAGTGAGATTTTTAAAGCTTCAGAAGAATACGATCCCTCAGGCTCAAATAAATTCATTGTTAATTTTTCCAATATTACTAATCCCAGTGAAATAATTGAAAGGAAAACTAATAGAGTTACATGGCAAAAAGAAACTAGAAAAGGAATGACAGGAAAACGTTTCAGAATAATTCCAGGTACAATAATTCAAAATAATAAAAAAATCAATGATCAGAAAATGAATTTCCCAACAATATATTTAGGCCTTTCAAGGCTATATCCTGTTGGAGAAACAAATCCTAATAACATAAATATAAAGAACTTAAAATTTTCTGAATCAGAAAAGGAATATTTTATAAACAAATATACGGATATACTTAATTTACAGCTTACTGAAAATCCAAATGTAGACTTTATTGATGTTGGTAAGATTAACAGAAAGAAGGGTGTAGGTATTAATACGTCTGAATACTCTTCTATCACTAACTCCGCTGGTCAAGATAATATAGGTCAAATTATTTTATCAATATTATCTTTTATAAGATTAAAAAATAAAAATATAGACAACTATAATGGAGGATTACTTCTAATTGATGAATTAGATGCTACTTTACACCCAAGAGCTCAAATAAAATTAATTGATTATCTGTATAAGGAATCTAAATCTTTAGATTTACAAATTGTCTTTACAACACACAGCACAGCCATTATAGATAGAATCTATAAAAAGAATTTAAATAAAGATTTAACAAACACTAATGATTTCGAAATCGTGTATATCACTAAGCATAATGGACCTCTTGAAATACTTCAAAATCCAGTACACACGATAATTTATAATGATTTAAATATATCTAAACCTGGAGAAAATATAATTAAAATTCCCATTTATCTTGAAGATGATGAAGCTAAATGGTTTTTTGAAAACCTAACCCAAGAATTTAGTATACATTATAATTCTATTAGTACTCAATTAGGATGTGATACTTTATTGAAGCTTAATACAAAAGATACTTATTTTTCAAATATAATTTTTTTATTAGATGCTGATGCAGCGGAAAATGATATTGATAAGAATAATCGATTTAAAAACATATACAAATTACCAGGTAAAGTCAGACCTGAAGAAGTTATTTATGATTTTTTAATAAATCTAGATTCAGAAAATGAATTCTGGGCTTCGGCTGCTTCATTTGGAATAAATAAAGAAAGTCTAGTTGAATATGGACCTTTGTCTACAAAATTCAAAGACCAAGGAAAAGACAGAGATAAATATAAAAAGTGGTTTAATGAATATAAAGAATATTTTGATGCTTTAGATGTAGTATACCATTGGAAAATAAATAATATAAATGAGTATGAAAAGTTCTTATTAGAATTCGTTCATACATTTAATATAATAGCAAATAGAAGGTTAACTCCAGAGATTACTCCAAAATTTTGTGAATCTGTTATAAATAGGTATGGCCAATTAAATAATGAACTGATATAA